TTTTAACAATAATTAATATAAATGATAACTTACCAACGTGTTTTGTCAGCCCAATAAGCCGCACTGACTGGACCTTTCTTAATAAGTCTTCTAAATCTAGCCTTAAAAGCAGCTCTTTTATCTTTATCTTTTTGAGATTCTCCTTTTCTTGGTGGTTTATTATCAGCACTTTGCAAACCAAACCTTATTAACTTTTCTTTACCGCCAACTTTTACAACTACTGCACCAGCTTTACCTGATTTGTGATTTGGTGTTTTTATTGGTTGGTTTAAACCTTTAAAGACATGACCGCCTTTTTTTATAGTCATTTGCCCTTCCTTCTCATTGCTAATCTATGCGCCTCTGTAAATGAAACTCCTTCTCTCATTTTACGTTTCATATAATCCATGTGCGCTTTAGTATGACCATGATTTTTTTGATGCCTAGCTAAAGTATTTTTTTGTCTTGTAGTTAGCTTCATCTTTTTTTTGGATTTTTCTTTCTATTTTGATGTATATCAATATCAGCTTTTCTTGCACCGCCTCCGCTTACGAAACTACTAACACGACCCATTGACCACGCTCCAACAGATACATTTCTTGAGCCAGAACTTAGATAAGCTGCAACACCTCGTTTGTAAACCTTGTTCAAGTCACCGACGGTGTAAATACTACTGTCTGCCTTTTTTTTAATAATCGCGGCTTTAGTAGACTTACTTTTTACGCTTTTTCTTTTTTTTGGTGCCATCTTGAGAAACTCTGAATTTTGAAATAGCTTTTAAATCAACTCTCTCACCACGTCTATAAGCTGCTGCTGTTTTTTTTATCTCAGCTGCTTTTGCAGCTTTGTTTTTAGCACCAGAAAGATAAACTTTTGGTAAACCAGTTTTTTTATCTTTTGGCCGTCGTCTAAATTTTTTTGTCACTTTTTAGTTTTTTCTTTGTTTTTGGTTTAACCTCACAATTTTCAGCTTTAGGTTTAGAATCCTCAGTCCCTTGTACTTTAAAAATATATCCCATTACTTTTTGCCTCCTTTCTTTACTTTCTTCTTTTTACCTTTAGGTTTCATTGATCCATAGTGTGAAGGCATAACAATAAAAGTAGCTGTTTATATATTACTTCCTTTTGCGTTTTCTGGCTGATTTGGATTTACTTGCAGAACTTAAAGCAATAGCTACAGCCTGTGATCTAGATTTACCTTCTTTCATTAGCATCCTAATATTGTCAGAAATTGTTTTTTGTGTTTTCCCTTTTTTAATTGGCATTTGGATATTTTTTTATTAACTCCTTTAATGGTAGCTCGGTTCCATCATCTTTAATAATCAATCTCAAAGCCTCCCTTGGACTTTTGTTTTTTTTATCAATTAAATAATTAAAAAATCTTTTTTTATTACCAAGTGCTTCTTGTTGTATAGAAGGATTATCTCTTAACCAATTTGCATAACTAACTCCCTGTGGAACTCTACCTGTTGCACTAGGTCTTGTATCAGGAAATTTTTTACGTAAATCTTCGTCATCTATTATTGGGACAGTCGTTGATCTGCAATTAAAATGTTGCGGTGGCATCGGTCCCTCTCCATATTTAAAAGTTCTGCCATCTAAACTACCGCAAATTGCACTTGTTCTTGAATCTAAAACTGCAACATATTCGTACCTTTGCGTAACATCTTGATTAGCGGCATAAGTTTCTTGGTTAACAGAATTTTGTACTTGATTAACTGAAGTTCGTACAATAGTCATTACTTGATTGTTTGCCAGCTTCATTCCATCGCCTGCAGCAAGCCTTTGTGCTTTTGCTGTCATTTCTTGATTAGCTCCAAACTGCAATCTGCCTCTTAGTCTTTTTGCAATCTTTTGTATAGATTCACCTTCTGTAATACCAATACGAATTTGACTTGATATTAATTCTGCTTGTTTTGTAGAAATACCTCGAAAAGCTTTTTCTGCTACTTGACCACTAGGCAATGTAATGGATGATCCTTTTGCTGCAGTTAAATTAAATGTTCGCTGTATGGTTGATTCTAGATCAGTTGGTAATGTCAATATGTTTACTTCTGTAGGGTCAGTGAAAACAATGCTACGAGCGAAATCTGGTGAAATTTGTACAGAGTTAACACCAACAGTGCCTTTAGGTAAAACTCTTTCAAGTTGATCTTTTACAAATTCTGTTTGAAAAACAGCAAGACCCTGTAATTCATCTGCGAGGTAAACTGAACTAGCATTTGACCAAGTTTCAAGACTTTCTTTCATCTGTAACAACATTGCTCTAATTCTTG